TACTGCAAGTTTTACAATTTCATCAATGGCAATACGGCAACGATTGTGTACAACATTGTCTATCCAATCTTGTTGACTTGCTGCGGCATATGCCAATGCTTTGTCTTCTGTTTCAGTAAGTGCAATTGTGTAATTCATTTTTCTCCTTAATTATTTAATTAGATGTCCTGAGAAGTGCGACCAAGTGGAACTTGTCCCGTGTATTGTCCCTGTACGAACGTATAGAGCAACCCAATCTCCTGCACTAAGATAAGCAATTACAGATGCTCCAAGCGTTTGATACCTGCTGTTTTGAGTGTCATCCCTAGTGTCTACAAAACGTTCCCCATTCTTATACAAAATAATTTCATTCCGTAATGTATTGGCATACGCTAATTTTGAGAAAGATAAATAATACACACCACTTATAGGAGCAGTAAATCTACCCGTAGAGGTACTATAGTGTCCTCCTATATTGTGCTGTACGTTATTGCAAATGTAATAGTTTTCCGAATTTACATTCCCATCAGTTTTGTTTACGTGGAACGAAGGTTGATACGGCATCGTGACATGGCCACTGGAATCAATGTTTACACGTTCTAACCCGCCTACCTGAATTCCTGTATCCTTAATTTTTAATCCATCAATCGTTACACCAGAACCAGTAGTGCTTTCGGAGATTGTATCAGTTATCACACTATCAAAAGCACCAGTTCCAGAATTATACTTACTCTCAAAACTTGTTAGATCGTTAGCAAGATCTAGAACTTTACTCATTTTTGCTCTAACTGTTGTTGTGCTTCTAGATTTCTATTTATTTCAGTAAGTGTAATTGTGTAATTCATTGTTTACCTTTAATATTTTTTTGATTCTAAAGTTTCGATTTAAAAATTATTTAATTTTTTTAATTATCCTAGTAATGTTACTGAAGCAGTTTGCCAGTGTTCAAATTCATTTCCTGTTGCGTACCATGATTGACTTCCAAATTCAATAGAATCACCTTCAGGGATGAACATGCTTATAGCAATTGACCTATGTTTATATCCAGTTGTATCAGTCTCATTTAAACCACTTGCAATGACTACATTGTTTACGTAAATATAGTTATCTATTCTGACATTCACTGCATTTTGAGTGATTGTAGTAAATGTTATTGCATATACCCCATCAACAGGAACAGTTATTACACCAGAACTAGCAGTTAAGTTTCCTCTAGAAGTTAATACCGAAAACCTATCAGCTTTACCATTTGCACCAAAAGTCCCTAAACCAGGAGTTCCAAAAATATGTGGTTGATAAGGCGTTGTGACACGACCACTGGAATCAATGTTTACACGTTCTAACCCGTCTACCTGAATTCCTGTATCCTTAATTTTTAATCCATCAATCGTTACACCAGAACCAGTAGTGCTTTCGTAGATTGTATCAGTTATCACACTTCCAGTTGTTAATGAAACACTACCATTGTTTTCTGTGATGACTGGTATGTTATTGATCTTGATTTCGCTCATATTACGTTCAACACTCCTATCACATTTACTGTTCCAGTGAAACTCATTGGACCTGCAAAGAATGCATTATATCCTGCAGGAACTGTTAAATCTGCTGTATATTCATTTCTGTTCATATAATACTTAGCATCAACCTTTTCAAGATTTATTGCCTGTCCTCCTGTAATATTTACATCACTTCTTTCCAGCACATTACTATTTGGAACACTATATCCAATGATTTCTATTACATCATCATTTTGTAAAGTTATTGATGATGTTGATATTCTGACATCAGAACCATTTGTAGCAATATAATCTGAACTAGCCATATTTATGCCACGTATAACAACTGTAATGTTACCAGGTGTATAATTTACATAAAAAGTATAGTATCCTGAATTTGTTGAAGTATCAGCATGAGAACCTAGATATTCCTTATGGTCTATAAGTGATCTGGTATTTGTATTTCTAGCTGATGATCCTATGTATGCCATATTTTTTAGATACCCAATCTTGTTTTATTGTCTTTATAAAATTCTCTATGAATTAAGTACATTTCTTGTAAAAAATTATATAAATGATTTACATTTTGCTAAAAAATGTTTTATTGTGTTTAGAATATTTATTTTTTGTTTACCCTAAAAAAACACCGTGTAAATAAGATTGTGCTTCTATACTTGAAGTATTCGGATTATATACGTAAAAATCAATATAATCACCGGCACTTAAAATTAATTGGTAAATCATTGTTCCTGCAGTGAAGGCTGAATATCCAGTTGTATTCAATCCAATTAAACCATGTGTTGTAGAAGAAAGTTGAGTACCATTTAAATATACTAGCCAGTGAATATAAGATAAATTGTCATTTTTTCTATACATACCACCAAATAAATATAATCCATTCATTGGTGCTGTAAATCGGTATGTACTTGTATCATACATATTTCCTACATTATAAAGAGCATAATTTGCTTTAAAAATCTCATTAGAACCACCGGGTGTATATGCGGCACTTGGTGTAACAAAAAAACAAGGTCTAGTGGGATTCACAACATAACCATGTTCCGTAATTCCCCACAACTTTGTATTACCGCTATAGATTGCTAACTGATCACTTGTCGGATTATTTTCTGAAGAATTTGTAGTACCGATTATTGGAGAATTCTCTGCTCTAATTTCAAAATTATGATTTGGTCCATAAAAAAATTGTGAATCAATTCCACTTTTTCTCTGAATCATTACATTACCATTCATTTTAAAATAAGAATCAGCCATAATTATCCTGTTACGTTTAAAACACCATTTGCTGAAATAAATGTATTTCCAGTCACATCTAATTCCGAAATAACATTTAATATACCATTTACTGTTACATTAGGTAAAACAATAGGTCCGTTTAAGAGAGTACTGTAGCCAGTTTCAACTTCTAAATCTTGATCATATAATATTTTATTTGTTTGTAATATTGGATTTTTGTATGACATATTTTTTATCTTTCTGGCCAAGAATTAAATACTAAATTTCCACTTTCATCTATCGTAGGAGCATCTATGTTACCCAATTCTATTTCTTGAGGAATATTTCTGAGTGCTATTCTATAATTGATTAAATCAGTATTGTCAATTCCCATTTCTGTATTTCTTTGAACTTCCCAATCCGTTTCAGAAATTTTTTGATTTCTTAAAATACGTAAAAGTTTTAAAGGGTGTGCTGATTCTAATTCTTGAAGTTTACTATTTATTTCATCTAATGTTGGTTTTGATATGTTGATAGATAACCATCTCAAAGAAGAATAATCGTCCGCATTGATTGTGAATTCGCAATTGGGATGTAAACTAACTAATGCATCTGCTATAAAATAATTTTTCATCCAGCAATCTCCATAACTGTCATAGAAGAAGGATTTGTTCCTGCCCATGCAGTATCACCATCACTGTATTGATATCCTATTCTAATATAATAACCAGAACTAGACGGACAAGCACACTGCATTTTATATGTAACAGAATTTGTTGTGCTAGGACTGTCTAAAAATTGACCGTTATCTGAATGAGTATCGTAAGTTGTATTATAGGCAGTTGTTGTATAATGATGGTGTGTTGATCTTGTTCTGTTGCCTAACTGATTTCCGACATAGGGAGCAGTTTCAAGAGAATCTAAAAGTCTTGCTAATCTTAAATCAAAATGCGCATACCCTGATGTTGCGATACTCCACATCACTAAAATTTTACTAGTATTAAAAGTAGGTGTTATTGAAACGGATAATCCAGTTATGTCTTGAAAAGTCGTAGATTGAGAATTAAAATAATCAGTTTTAACAGTTTGCTTTACCTGTATAATATGTCCAGCAGGAAAAACTGCATTATTAAAATTAACATTAGATCCTATGATGGGTTCATTTGAACCTGTTTGTGTTACAACGGTTTTACCGTTTATTTTTAATTCAGCCATTTGGTTTTTCCGGCCATGTAATGTTGATTAATTCACCATACTCGTTTATTTCTGGTGTTGCTGTTGTTGGTAAGTCTCTCAGTGCTTGTCTGTAAGTTTTCCAGGCATCGGTCATTACAACATCTGAATTTGCCATCCAATCGGTTTCTTGTAATAATCTATTGCGTTCTAGTCTCAATAATCGCATCGGTTCTGCATCTTTTAATTCTTTGTATTTATTCTCTACATCTTGATAGGTAAATCCAAATAATGATTCGTCTTGTGTGAATTCATCATTTACTTTTTTAAAAAAATGAATTTTAAATTCATCTAGAGAAGTACAAGATGCCGTAATTCTCCACTCAATAATATTAAGTGAATCTAAAGCATCTTCATATTTTATATGACTAGGTATTTTTTGCATATTTTAATAATAAAAAATTGTTAATGTTTTTCTTGAACCCGATTTTGTTTTTACTGGTTTGACTTCATGCTCATATTCACCATTAAAAACAACACCATTATTATTTTGATGTTTAAATATTTTATCAGCTACCCTCAACTCACCGCCATCAAAATTGTCATTTTGATTTCTATAAAAATATACTAAAGTTTTTACACTGTCATCTTTATGACTTTTATAGAAATCATTGTTTTCATATTCTCCGTATAGAACAGAATAATTATCAGTAACTTTTAATTTTTGACACAAATTTGAAATTGATGGTGTTATCATTCTACACATTTCTTTATCAATGAACCAACTTTTACCAGACTTTTTATCTTTATCGGAACCGTTATGTTCTTCTCTGTTAGCCAATGAATTTGCCAAAGCAAAATCTTTTTGTATTTGTTCAAACTCATGTTCGTTTAATACTTGAGATTTATATTCAATCATACTGCAATTTCTTGTAATAATAATTTTGCCATTGTTGAATGAGATTGTGTACCACCTCCTCTCCACCCATCACCATTCCTATAAATTGTCATTGCATCCTCACACCAAATTAATACTGTATATGTTATTGTATTCAAATCATTATTAGGTAA